CCTGTTTTATTAGGTGATACATTGGTAAATGAATTATTATTACTTATAGATGGATTAATAGAATTTTTTAATAAATCAAAAGAAGTACAATATTCTGATTTAAATACTCTTAGATCTAATTTAAGTGCACCTGCTAGTAAAATATCTAAAAATTTACCTAGAATAAGAAACGCAATACAAAATTCTACTCGATCACAAAAAGTATTTATACAAAAAAATAATTAATTATGGCAGGAGGAATATTTGAAGGAGCAATCAAGTCTGCTAATGAAACAATAGACACGATTTATTCGAATATTGACACTGTGTTTAATGGTACTCAAACCTTATCTCCTGGTGAATTAAAGACAGCAGGAATTAATGAGAGAATTAAGGATATTGGAGTTTTAGGCGTGATTAATTTACTAGCTTCAGTAGATCTTTGTTCTATTTTAGCGTATGAAGCAAATTTATTATCTAATATACAAGGGTATAAATTTGATCCAAACAATCCTCCCAATAAACAACAATTCCCTTCAGTAATTACTCAAAAGGGTTGGTTAATTCAAAAGGCCGCTTACGAAATTCAATTAGAAATAGATAACTATAATGCCGCAAATGGACAAGAAGTTAATATGTCAGATCTAATTGCTTTAATCGGAGATGTAGTAATAAGATTAAAAAATTTAAATGATCCAAAAAGTCAAGCAAATATAGTAGATCCTACTATTACTACAGCATTTCCAACTTTAAATGTAATTAATATATTTGTAAGTAGTGCTATTATTTTTTTAAACACATATGTAACCGCAGTTAATATATCAAATGAAGATTTAAATACAGTTAGTATAAATAGTTTAAAAAATAAAACTTCTGTAGGAGGAATACAACTTACTTCTAATACTGATCTTAAAAAAGTTTTAGTTTTTTTAAATAATATAAGAACAACGTGCGTTAGAATACAGGCTATAAACGTAAAAAATCCTCAAAGTGCAATAGCGTCTGCAGCATTAGCTGAAGCCGCTGTATTAACTAATTCTTTAGTTCAGGCTCAATTAGCACAATTAAACAGCGTTTTAGGCAATTCTCTAACTAAATTAGTACCGAGTTTACAAAATATACAGCAACAATGTGTTTCAATAGAGAGGTTTTGTAGTATGATATTATCTACTATAAGAACTTGTCAAACCTATGTAAATATAGCAGCAGGTTTAGTTAAAGTTTTTTCTACCATTGTTTCTTTTTTAGGTAAACTTCCAATACCAAATGAATTTACAATAGTTGGTATTACAACTACTGTAGCAGGCGCTGCAGCAAAAATAAATTCTTTTTTAGATAAGATTTTATTAGATATAGCTGCATTAAATGATTTTTTATCATTGATGGTAAATTTAGTTTCAAGCATTTCAGGAGATTTAAATCAAGTAGTTCAAAGTTTGAATATTATTATAATTAATCTTGAATCTTGCCAAAATGCGCCTACTGGACTAGTTGATAGTTTAAAAGCTACGTTAGTTCATTTAAATGGAGACTCTACTGCTCAAATACCCACAATAGGATTAATTGGTCAATTAAATAATTTTGTAAAAAATAGTCAAAAAAAGAAAAATACTGCAAATACTACATTTGGTGGATATACTATTCAAATTATATCTGAACAATTATTAAATCCTAATGTAAAAATATTTAGAAGATATGGGATTGCTCTTGATTCTAATGGATTTGAAGTAGTACATTCTACTCCTACATATGCTTCCAATGACAATATTATAATAGAAGAAGTTCAACTTTTATTAGAATCTAAAAAACTTGTGCAAATACCAAATTCATCTTTAAGTAGAGATCAATTAGCAACTATTCAAGAAGCTTTATCTTACATAGAAGATAATACACAATCATTAGATTTCTTAAGTAATATAGATACTCAAGTAGATCCTCCTGATAATGAGGATGAAGATGTAGGACTTGGATTAAACGCATTTATGAATAAGCAAAAAGGCGGAAAAGCTCTTAGAAGACGTATGAGAAAGGCAATGGCACAAGCGACTGCACAACTTCAACAAAATCTAATGTCAGCAAATAAAGGATAATTTTAAACAAATTGATATTTATACAATATGGCAACTAAAAAAACAAGCGCTTTAGCTAAATTAAGGATCCTTATAAGAGAGGAAGTAAAAAATGCTATTAGAGAAGAGATGCCCGTTTTGATAATGGAAGCTCTTGCTAAGCAAAATAGATTATTGGAATCAAAATCTAAACAAACTATTAATCCACAAGATAAAAAAGTGATTAAAGATAAACCTCAACAAAGGCCAATAGCTATTCCAGGTACTTTAAATGAGACTCCATTTAATCCAGCTCAGCAATATAATCGAACTTTTGTAGGAAAACCAAATAATCCAATTAATCAATTATTAGCAGAAACCGCAAATAATATGATGGAAGATGATAATTTTGCTTTTGCTTCTCCTGAAGTCGAAATGGATCCTATGAGTTTTATTCAAAATATTGATGCGCCTGTTGGAAGTGTTGATGGAATGTTAGCATCATCTAGACCAAGTTCAGCTGTAGAAATGGTACAAGTTAATCAAGTTCCAGATTTTACTGATTTAATGCAAAAAATGATTAAAAAAGGAATAATGTAATATGGCATACGGATTAGCAAAAATACCAGCTTTAGATTTTAGGCCTTCAATATCTTTAGGAGTTAAAATACCTTTTGCTGCTCCAAATGTATTTACACCAGTTTATACTTCGCAAGAACAAACAAAATATAATTTAATTAATTTTTTATTAACTGATGCTGGTGAAAGACCGATGAATCCAAATTTTGGGGCTAGTCTTAGAAAGTCTTTATTTGATCAAATAACAAATTTATCTTTAGATGAATTAAAATTATCATTAACTAATAAAATACAATCATATTTTCCTAACATACAAGTAACAGAACTATCTTTTTTAGGTGACCCTGATCATAATTCAGTAACTATAACACTTAGTTATTTTTTATTGGGTACAAATCAAAATGATACTGCGACTATAAACATACAAAACGCATAAGATGCCTAACCAAATAGACGTCACATATTTAAATAAGAATTTTACTTCTTTCAAATCTGATTTGATTGAATACGCAAAATCTTATTATCCTACTGTATATAATGATTTCAGTCAAGCATCCCCAGGTACAATGTTCATAGAAATGGCTGCCTATGTTGGAGATGTATTATCATTTTATTTAGATAATCAACTACAAGAAACTTTTTTACAGTATGCTAAACAGCCAAATAACTTATATACTTTAGCGTATATGTTGGGGTATAGACCAAAAGTTATTTCTTCGGCTATAGTAAATTTAGATGTTTATCAACAAGTTCCTGTTGTGACTTTAGGAGGGCAACCTTTTCCTGATTTTAGTTATGCTTTAACTATTCAACAAGGAATGCAAGTTCAATCTAATTTAAATAGTAGTACATACTTTTTTATTGGAGATTCTATAGATTTTACAGTATCTTCATCTCTTGATCCAACTAATGTTTCTATATATCAATTAAGTGGAAATAATCCTCAAACTTATTTATTAAAGAAAACTAGAAAAGCAATATCTGGTCAAGTTAAAACACAAAATTTTAGTTTTGGTACTTCTCAAAGATTTTCAACTGTTACTATTAATGATTCTAATATTATATCGATTATAAGTGCTATAGACTCAAATGGTAATGCTTGGTATGAAGTACCTTATTTGGCTCAAGATTATATTCTAACTCCAGTAGCCAATACAGCAGCAAATTTTCCTGCTTTAAATCAATATCAAAATCAAGTACCTTATATAATACAAAAACAATCTGTTCCTAGAAGATTTGTATCAAGATTTAGATCTGATAATACTTTAGAAATAGAATTTGGATCTGGAATTAATTCTGTTGCTGATGCTTCACTATTACCAAATCCAAATAATGTTAATGTTGGTTTTACTGGTGGAGGATTAAGTTATTTATCTAGTTCTTGGGATCCTACTAATTTTGTAACTACTCAAACCTATGGATTAGCTCCATCAAATACTACAATTACATTTAATTATTTATCTGGTGGTGGTGCATCTTCTAATGTATCAATCGGCGAATTAACAAAAGTAAGTTCTTTTAATTTTACTGGAAATAATACATCTTATAATAATACTGTAATTACTAATAATGTTAGTTCTTCAGTTGGAGGTGGGGATGGTGATACAGTTGAAGAAATTAGAATGAATACATTAGCAGAATTTCCAACTCAATGGAGAGCTGTAACTCAACAAGATTATTTAGCTCGAGTATTATGTATGCCTCCTATATATGGCAAAGTTTCAAAAGCATATGTAACTAAAGATGATCAAACATTTTCTAATTATATTGGAAACACAGGCGCTAAACAAAATCAATTATTAATATCACTATATACTCTTGGATTAGATACTAATGGAAATTTAGCACAACCATCTCCTGCATTACTTCAAAATATTCAAACTTATTTACAAGATTATAGAATGTTAACAGATGCAATAAAAATATTATCTGCATACATAGTTAATATTGGGATTAATTTTGATATAGTTATACTTCCTAATTATAATGGACAAGACGTAGTTTCAAGATGCATAACTACATTACAAAACTTTTTTAATATAGGTAATTGGCAAATAAATCAACCCATAATATTAACAAATATATATTCTTTATTAGATCAAGTACAAGGCGTACAAACAGTTAAAAATATTACAATAAGCAATTTAGTAGATTCTACAGGAAATACCTATTCTCAATATGCTTATGATATAGCAGGAGCAACTGTAAATAACGTTATATATCCTTCATTAGATCCCTGCATATTCGAAGTTTTGTATCCTAATAAAGATATTCAAGGTCGTGTAGTAACATTTTAATCAATAAACAATGGCAGTATATAAAATATTCGCATCAGCTGACGCCTCAATCTATTCTTCAGATATAGGTAAAAATACAGGATTAGATGAAATATTAGAAGTTGGAGTTAAAAATTATGGAGCTTCTATTAATGGTAGATATCTATCTCATACAACAGAAGATATTAGAAGATCAATAATAAAATTTTCAGATTCTGATATAGCTACAATTAATGCACTAAATCCTTCTGGAAATTCAAATTTTCAAACAAGTCTAAGATTATATTTAGCTAATGCTGAAAACTTGTCTACTACGTATTCTCTTTATTTTCATTCAATGAATCAATCATGGGATATGGGTACAGGCAAATTTGGAGACTATCCTGATACTATTAATGGAGTTTGTTGGAATTCACCTAATGCGTATGTCACAGGATCTAGCGCTAGTTGGACAGCAGTTACTAATTATTACACAGTTCCAGGAGGTGGATCATATATTCCTACATCTAGTGGATTTGCATATTCTACTCAAAGTTTTGGATATTCTGATAATAAAGATATTAATGTAGATGTTACAAACATATTTAAAGGCTGGTATTATTCTATATATGCAAATAATGGAATTTTAGTTAGACATGCTCCAAATATAGAAATAAATTCAGGATCTTATATAGAAACTAAATTTTTTAGCACAGACACTCATACAATATATCCTCCTACATTAGAATTTAAGTGGGATGATAGTAATTATATAACTGGTTCAATCATTTCAGATGATGATTTCGTAGTTAACTTTGCAAATAATAAAAGTGAATTTAAATACGGCACACAACAGTATAGAGTAAAATTAGCAACAAGAAAAACATTTCCTACTCGTCAGTTTGTAACTTCTTCAATATATTTAAATACCCTTTTATTACCTTCAAGTTCTTATTGGGCAATACAAGATTATAAAACAGAAGAAATGGTTATAGATTTTGATACTAATTATACAAAAATTAGTTCTGATGGCGTATACAACTATTTTAATTTATATATGAATGGATTGGAGCCTGAAAGATATTATAAACTCTTAGTAAAAACAGTAGTACCATCAACTCAAGAAAGTATAAACATAGATAGTGACTTGATTTTTAAAATTGTTAGGTAATGGCACAAAGTGTAAATTTAATAAAACAGGTTTACGGAATAAACACGTATAATAAAGTAATAGATATAACTTTTTCAGAGTTAGTAACTCCTACTCCTATTATACCAAGCTCAACTATATCTATTCAACAATTTTTTGATTATTATAATCAATTATTCTATGATATACCAGTAAGTGGATCAATTAATTCTCATATTGAATTAATAACAAGAAGTTCTCAATATGTAGGAGGCACAACTGTAAGTCAACAAGAACAAGCTCTAATAGATGAAATTAATTCATTAAGACAGCAAATAGTAGATTTAAGTCAGACTTATTTAACTGTAAGTAATATAACACAATAATGGAATTAGTAAATATATCATATACCGGCACAGGTACAGAAGCTCAAAATTATAGTAATATTGATAATTCATTAATATCTAATAATTACATTAATACTAGTTTTTTAGCTAATAGTAATGATTATATAGAAGCTTTTATATATGATGATTCTAATAATTTGTTAAATAGTGATTATAACTTAACAGATTATACATTACCTTCTAATAGTAATAGTAATAATGGTACGTACACATCTATTAATTTAGATCCACAAACATATGTAAATAATTTAGGTTTTGATAGAGGAAGTATTAATGTTCAATATAATTTTTTAAGAACATTATTTAATTCTTCTTTCGTTAATAACTACTGGATAAAACAAATTTCTTCTACTAGAACTGAATTATTACTTGCATCTCAAAATATTAGTGATTCTAATATATTAAATGGATTTAATTCATATCAAAGTTATGCTGCAAATAAAAATTATTTTTCTGATTTTTATTTAAATTTTGGTAATAATCAACTTATAATTGGAGTTAACGCGGCATACTCATCAGATTCAAGCGGAGCATATCTTTTAATAAAATTATATGAACCACTTCCATTAGATTTTGATATTAAATCAACTTTATGGATTGTTGATAAAATTGCAGAATCTGCAAATTATAATGTTAATATTCAAATAGAAGTAGATGCTATTAATAATCAAAATAATTTAAGAGGACCTAATTTTAAAATAGAAGTAAATCAAAAATTAGGTTTAACTACTCCATATTATAACTATAATAATTTATTATCAAGTCCTGTAACTTCATCATTTCAAAAATTGATGAGTTATTATCAAGATCAATCAATAAATATAAATGTTGATTATTCTAATTTCTCTAATTTTATTCATTTTTCTAGTGCTACAGAAAGAATTAGTAATTTTGTTTATAAACTTGGATTAATTGAATCATATAATAGTCAAATACAATCTCAAAAATCTGTTACTGGTGGAAATTTAGTTGCTTCTTCTTCTATTGGATTTTTAAGTCAATCGATAAATAATATAATAACTAATTTTGATAATTACGAATATTATTTATATTTTACTTCTGCATCCTTTGCATGGCCAAAAACTAATAATACACAACCTTATACATTAGCGTCTGTTAATTCTACTGCTGGTTTAAATTGGTTAGGTAATTCTACAACTCAACCAGTAGGAAATAATATTTCTATTTTATATTCTGCTTCATATTATGATCTAACTAATAAAGATTTACTAACAAATTCTATTCCTAGATATTTACAAGATGATCCAAATAATATTCCGTATTCTACTTTTGTATATATGATGGGTCAACATTTTGATAACATTTGGATATATTATAAAGATGTAACTAATAGATATAATAATACAAATAATCCTAACACGGGTGTGTCTATGGATCTTGTTGGAGATGCTTTAAGAGGGCTAGGAATGCATCTTTATACTAATTCTAATGTATCAGATAATTTATATTACTCTTTATTTGGGATTAACGCTAATGGTAATTTATTGCCTCCAACAGGATCGGAAAGAATTACAAATTTTGTAACATCTAGTATAGCTACTTTACCAGCTCAGACTATACAAAATGAAATATATAAAAGAATATACCATAATTTACCTTATTTGTTAAAAACAAAAGGTACTCATAGAGGATTAAAAGCTTTAATAGCATGTTATGGAATTCCTGAAAGCATTTTAACAGTTAATGAATTTGGAGGATATGATTCTTCTGTACAAGATGGTCTTTTAGAAATAAACAATTTAAAAGCTTATACAGTAACCAGTAGTTTACAAATATCAGCGTCTGTATTATCACCTTATATAAGTAATCAATATTATCAAACAAATAGAAGAATAAATTCTTCAAAAATAGAAATTGGATTTTCTCCAGCTGACTCTATTAATGCTTTTATTACTGGTTCTTTAGGATATTTTAATATAGATCAATTAATAGGTAATCCTAATGATCAATATTCTGCATCTTATCAAACTTTAGAAGCATTTAAAAATACTACATTTAGTACGTACGCAACATATCCTAATCATAGTATAGGAGAGTATATTCGAATGATCAAATTTTATAACAATTCATTGTTTAAAATGATCAAAGATTTTGTGCCCGCTAGAGCAAATGTATCGACAGGAATTATTGTAAAACCACACATATTAGAAAGAAGTAAATATGCTAGACATCAACCAACTGTAACATCAAGTTCTTTAGTGTCTGAAATAAGTGGAAGTAAAATAAGTGGATCTGATCCCTCTCTAATTAGTAAATCCACTGCATTTGTAAAAACAGAATATTCAACTTTAGGATTAATTCCAGTTTCGCATAGCGTAGGATTTGAAAAATTTACTGGGGAATTTAGTGGATCTAGTTTTAAATCTACTTACCATAACAAAAGTCAAATTGAAAAATCATATCAACCTTTTCAAAATTTAAATCTTGGATATACTCCTAGTCAAAGTATTAATTTTGGTGCATTGTATCAAAATATTTCAAGTTCTATAAGATCTAATACTTTTTTTCATCTTGATTTTGGAGGAATTTTAAAAAATCAAGCTACAAACTATGGATATATTACTCAATCCATAATACTGGGTAATTCTTATCAATCAAATCCAAATAGTCAATATGCTTATGTACAAGATTATAATTATAATTTAAGACGAAGTATAATTCCTAGATATAGTGGATCATTTTCAATGGCAAAAACCTATAATATTTATACTACTGGTAGTGGAAATTATGGAGGAGATATATCTTATGGTAATGATCCAATGATAAATTATTATTCAAATAAAATAGGATTATTTACTCAAGTAGAAACTAGTTCATTTATTCCTGGTGAAATAAACGCTACACTAACTTATTTAGTAGACGTATCTGGAGGATTGCAAGAATTAAATCAAAATAATACTCATTGGACAGATATACAAAATATATTTCTACAAGGTAGTACTGCGACTATTAAACAATTTGATAATAAAAAATATGGTAATCAAAAAGCCACTGATGGAATAAAAACTATTTACAATAGTGGATATTCTTATTCTCCGCAATTGTATTTTGTTACTGGGGTTGATACACAATTATTTTTTACTTACACTGGTAATTCTGCAGTTTCTAATTTTATTGCGTGGAATCCATCTACAACCGATGTTCCAGCTTCTAATGCCTATATAAAAGGAGGAGGAGGTTCTCCTTATTATGCTCCAACTATTACAAGTGCTCCTACAAGAACTGGAAATATATATAATATATTTGGATCTTCTGGACCTTCTGTGGGTTATACACCAGGTACTGTTGGAGTTTCTTTTCCATATTACACTCCTACAGTTGCTGGAGTTAGTAGTTTTTCAACTAAATTTAGTTTAACGGTAACCTTGCCAGATCCTTTAACTCAAGGAGGTTCTACAGATACTGCTATATACGCTTATCAAGTATATTTAAATGGTAGTTTATTACCAGGAAGCTCTACACAATTAATGAGTTTTAGTTCAACTTATACTGCAGCAGTGACTACTAATGCTTCAATAACTACATTAGGAGCTTTACCAGGAACAGTAACAGGATTATCTAATTTAGGAGTAACAACTTTAAATTTAGTTGGCCCAATTAATATAAATGGTACTCCTATAGGATCTTCTAGTGATAATATAACATTGGCTTTGTGTCAATGGTATCAAGGATCATCAATTAGACAGGGTTATTTAGTCATATCAGGAAATGGACCTTTAGGAGGTATACCAACATCTATGACTAGTTATATAACTATTTATGGAGCATCTGCAACTATTATAAGTAATCCGTCTCCATCTAAAACAACAACAGCATCTTCAAACTATTCAAAAACTTTTAATATTAATTATACAACTCCTGGTGTATCAATAACACCCGCAGATAAAGTATATTTTCAACTAATACAACAAAGTGTAACTACTGATAATTATATAGCTTATTTAAGTGTAGGATCATCTAATAGTAGTTTAGGATTAAATACAGCTGCAATTGGAGCTGGAGGATATCCTTACGCAACCTCTAGTGTAGCTAATGGTAATTTTATATATGCCGCTTCAAATAATACTGCTGGAACTTCTGGATCTCTTGTGCTAAGTCAAAATTTATCTAATTATTTGGGATACCAATTCGTTCCATATTTTGTGTCTGCATCAGTAGTATATTCAAGTAGTTTATATAGTATTTCAGCATCTTATGGAGATGTATCTTATGCTTTTCAACCTCAATTTGGAGATAGAATAGTTTTATCAGATGGAAGTAGAATAGAAAATCTAGATGTGGTTGGATACTCAGTTGATTCTAATAATAGAGTTAACATATCAGTGATACCAACAATATTAAGTAGCTGGGTATCAAATCCTAATAATATACTACAATTCTTATTATTAAGAAAATATGCTGATGAACAAAATGTTCAACTAACGTTTGTAAAAAAACCAGGACAAACTTCATATGGATTTTTAATACCTAATAATATTAATCCAGAAGTATTATTAAAAATTAATACTATACAATCACAAGTACAATCTCAAATATTATCTACACAGATAAATACAAATGGATAAAGATTTTAAACTTTAATATATTTATAAACAGAAAAACACATTAAAACATGGCATATTTAAGTAATACTTCAGTCGTTATAGATGCTATTCTTACCAAAAAAGGTAGAGAATTACTAGCTAGAAACGATGGATCATTTAAAATCACTCAATTTTCTCTTTCAGATGATGAGGTAGATTACACGTTATACAATCCAAATCATCCATCAGGATCTGCATTTTATGGAGAAGCAATTCAAAATATGCCAGTTATACAAGCTTTTCCAGAAGATAATGAAATTATGAAATATAGATTAGTAACTTTACCAAGAGGTACTTCTCAATTACCAGTAGTTAGTATTGGATATAGTGTGATTACACTATCACAAGGAGCTTCAATTTCAATTACTCCTCAAACATTAAATTATTTAGGAGCCACTTCTACTTATGAAACCGATGGATACACTTTTACTATCGGAGATGTTAGAACTACCAGCACTTTTACAGGAGTTGGAATTAATTCAAACGCAGCTTCATCAGCGAATAGTACACAAACTTTAGGAACAAACGTAAGTCTAACTGTTATTGGTACTACACTGAATATGTCAGCTACAACTGTAAATACTTTATTTGGATCAAATACAACACTTTACACTTTGTTAACTGTAGTTGGTAGAGATTCCGGCGCTAGAATTACAGTTCCTGTACAGATAAATAAAGTATCATCTTAAAAATTAAAATATGTCATATACACCGCTAGCAGCGACTGATTTTGTAGTATCATCTGATGCAATTACTGCTCCTGCATGGAGTACTAATTCTCCTACGTTAACATCATTTTTTGCAGCTTCACAACCTTCATCTACTACTATTACATCTGATGCATTTTATTTAAATGTATATCAATTATCACAAGGCACCACTGGAGCAGCTGTTCAATTTTCTATTGCGTATGGCCACGCCTTTGGATCAGGATCTCAATATTATAATCCTCTAGTTGCTGGAATTAGTCCATCATATACTACGTATAAACAATATAAAAATTTAGTATATGGTGCATTTGTAACAGGATCTCAAGGATTTAATTTTGGTGGTTTAGCAAATAATTCAAGGTATATTTACGCAATAAATGTAGATAGAAATAGATATAAAGAAAGTTTATTACCTGGATCATTTAATTTAAC